ATATACAGAATAATTAATTGGGAGCGGCACTTAGATGCTGGGGGCATAGACTATAAAAGGTGGGCGCAAGTCTATAAAAACACAGGAGGTGGAAGGTGATGTGAAATGACAGACTGGAAAAAGATAAGAGAAGAATGGGAAACAAGTGATATAACATTTGTGGATCTAGCAGATAAGCACAATCTAAAAACCTCCACTGTAAGAAGTAGAAAGAATAGGGAAAAGTGGCAACGCAACGTTGCAACAAATAAAGGCAACGCAACGAAAAAGAAGAAGGTTTTTGATGATGGAACAAGAGAAACTATGATGAATGAAGACCTTACCCATCAACAAAGGCTTTTTTGTATTTATTACAGCAAGACATTTAATGCTACACAAAGCTATTTAAAAGCATATGGTTGCAGTTATGAAACAGCCATGGTCGAAGGAAGCAATCATCTAAGAAATCCTAAGATAAAAGCAGAAATACAAAGGCTTAACGAAATAAAACGTCAGCAGATAGTGGCAAATGAAACGGATTTAGTGGAATATCATATGCGAATAGCATTTGCAGATATAGGGGATTACCTGACATTTGGACAAGAAAGACAACCACTAATCGGACAATATGGGCCAATAGAGATAAAAGATGCCAACGGAGAGAAACAAACGTTAGTGCAAGATGTTAACGTAGTAAGGCTTAATTCTTCCGGAGAAGTAGACACACAAATAATACAAGAAGTTAAACAAGGTCGAGAGGGTGTAACTATTAAGCTTGCAGATAAGCAAAAGTCTCTTGACTGGCTAACTAAATACTTCTTAGTAAACCCATTAGATAGACATAAAATCGAATTTGACAAAAAGAAACTGGAATTAGAACAGAAGAAGCTAGAACCAGATGAGCCTACAGAGGGTATCAAGTATACTGGAATACCAGCAACAATGGTAGCGCCTGCATTCGCACCAGTAGTATTTAATATTCAAAACAGAGACTATAACGAATATGTATTCCCCGGCGGTCGTGGTTCTACAAAATCTTCTTTTATCAGTTTACAAGTAATAGATCTGATTATGAAGAACGAGGAAGCACACGCAGTAGTAATGAGACAAGTTGCAGATACGCTAAGAAGTTCAGTATATCAACAGATTATGTGGGCGATTTCTGCATTGGATTTAGAAGAAGAGTTCCACTGTACAGTTAGCCCATTAGAAATTACAAGAAAGTCAACAGGTCAAAAGATTTACTTCCGTGGTGCTGACGATCCAGGCAAGGTTAAGTCAATCAAAGTGCCATTTGGATATATAGCTGTCCTATGGTTAGAGGAGTTAGACCAATTTACTGGTGAGGAAGCAGTTAGAAAGATTGAACAATCAGTTATCCGTGGTGGCGAGAAAGCATATATCTTTAAATCCTTTAACCCTCCTAAGAGCGCAAATAATTGGGCTAACAAGTATATTAAGATACCTAAAACCACAAGGTTAGTAACGCACAGTACTTATTTAGACGTTCCGAAGCAATGGCTAGGTAAGCCATTTATAGACGAAGCGGAATGGCTCAAAGAAGTTAATCCAGTGGCCTATGAAAATGAATATATGGGCGTAGCTAACGGTACAGGCGGTAATATTTTTGATAATGTGACTATTAGAGAGATCACAGATAAAGAAATAGCACAATTTGACCGCTTATATAACGGTATTGACTGGGGCTGGTATCCAGACCCATATCACTTCTCACGTATGCATTATGATGCAGCTAGGCATAAGCTTTATATATTTATGGAATACAGATGCAACAAACAATCTAATAGACAAACTGCTGATAAATTAATTGAAATGGGTATTACTGCAAACGACATAATCACATGTGATAGTGCAGAGCCTAAATCAATAGGTGACTATAAATCATATGGACTGTTAGCAAGGGGAGCTGAAAAAGGTCCTGGGTCTGTGGAATACTCCATGAAGTGGCTACAATCATTAACGGAGATAATCATTGATAATTCAAGATGTCCTTATACAGCCAACGAATTCCTGAATTACGAGTACGAAAGAGATAAAGAAGGAAATATCATAAGTGGTTATCCAGATAAAGACAACCACGCAATAGACAGCGTAAGATACGCAATGAACCCTGTATGGAAGAGGAGGGGGCAATAATGTTTGATGGCATAAAAAACTTTGTGAAGGGGGTGCTTAGAAAAATGTTTCCCATAAAAACTATACAAGAAACTATAAAAGAAGATGTAGCCTTCACCGACACAATGATAGAACGCATTGAGTTGTGGGCAAAAATGAGCCAAGGTAATGCTCCATGGGTGGATGATTATGTTAGTTCGTTGCGATTAGAGCAAGGCATATGTAGAGAGTTCGCTAACGTGTGCCTGAACGAAATGGAAACTTCCGTATCTAATGATAAGTTAGACGAGATATATCAAGATGCAATAAAGGATTTAAACGAGAATTTGCAAAGCGGACTAGCGCTAGGTTCATTCATTATAAAGCCTTTAGGCGAAAACAAAGTTGAATATGTAACAGCTGATAGATTTATACCGGTTAAATTTGATTCTAGAGGGAGATTAATAGATGTAATTTTCATAGAGACAAGGAAAGAGAAGGAAAACAGCTATTATTACCGGTTTGAAAGACACAAGCTAGACGAAATAGGCTTACTAATAACCAACAAGGCATATCATAGCGCCAGCAATACCACTATAGGCAAACAGGTACCACTTAGCACTATAGACGAATGGGCTAACTTGCCCGAAGAAGTATATTACCCAGGAGTAGAAAAGCCTGACTTTGGATATTACAGAAATCCAATTAAAAACAACATTGACGGTTCATTTTGTGGAGTGTCTATATTTGATAGCGCAATAGATTTAATTAAAAAGACAGACAAGCAATTTGGACGCTTAGAGTGGGAGTTTGAAAGTGGCGAAAGAGTGATCCATGTAGACATTGCAGCACTGCAACAACAGGCTGCTATTGACGATGGGCGAACAGTATGGAAAATGCCAGAACTTAACAAAAGACTGTATAAAGGACTTAACCTTCAACCGGGAGCCAATGAAGAACTGTATAAAGAATACTCCCCAGAGTTTAGAGATGAAAGTATCATTAATGGCCTTAATGCAATGCTTAGACGGATAGAATTTAACACGTCATTGTCATACGGAGACCTTTCAGACGCTCAATATGTTGAAAAGACCGCAACAGAGTTAAGCATAGCCAAAAAGCGTAAGTATAACATGGTTACTGCAATTCAAAAGAACCTTAAAGAGTGTTTAGAAGATTTAGTATATGCACTTGCATTTTATAACGCAAAACTAAATAGTGGTTATGATTTTGTATGTATTTTTAACGATAGCATTTTGATTGACGAAGAAAAAGAAAGAGAACAGGACAGAAAAGATGTCGCAATGGGGGTCATGTCGCTTCTTGAGTACAGGATGAAGTGGTTCGGAGAAGATGAAGAAACTGCAAAGGCAAACCTACCACAACAGGCTGACATGGTACAGGAATAGGATGTGATTAAATGTTCCCGCCATCAGAATTAGAAAAGCTACCACTAGAGATACAGAGAATATTTAGCGACTTAGAAATGCGAATCATGGAAGATGTAGTTGAACGAATTGACATGATAAATGACATATCAAGGACAGCCGATTGGCGAATATACACTCTTGGCAGATTGGGAGTATCGTCAAAGGACATAAAAGACGCAATACAAGAAGCACTAGACAAGTCCAATGTAGAAATAGACAGAATTTACAATGATGTGATTAAAGAGGGATATGCAAGAAATGAAGAACTTTACAAGGCTACCGGAAAGCCTTTTATCCCATTTGAAGAAAACCTAGAACTACAAGCCTATATAGAAGCTATACGAGAGCAAACAAAAGGCGAATTTGTCAACCTAACGCAATCAATGGGGTTTTCTGTAAGAGTAGATGGCAAAATGCAATTTACGGAACTTGGGAAGTACTATCAACGGATTTTAGACAATGCAACAGTAGATATAACGTCAGGAGCATTCGACTATAATTCAACCCTTAAAAAGACTATAAATGAAATGACAAATAGCGGAATACGAACAGTTGATTATGCTAGTGGACATACAAGCAGAATAGAAGTTGCTGCAAGACGTGCGTTAATGACAGGAGTTAATCAAGTACTGATACAAAACACCGAACAGGTGGCAAAGGACTTAGAAACGGAACATTTTGAAGTAAGCTGGCATAGAACAGCAAGACCAACACATCAAGTATGGCAAGGTAGGGTGTATTCCAAGCAAGAATTAATTGATAAATGTGGACTTGGTAAAGTAGATGGCTTATTAGGTGCTAACTGCTACCACTTCTACTATCCATTTATTAAGGGAGTATCAAAAAGGCAATGGACTGATGAAGAACTTGACGAGATGAACGCAAAAGAGAATGAAAAGAGAGAGTACAGGGGTAGAGAATACACCACATACGAAGCAACACAACATCAAAGGAAACTTGAAAGGTTAATGCGAAAATACAAGAGAGATATTCATCTACTGGAAAAAGGAAACGCAGACCAAGAAGAAATAAGGAATGTATCAAGCAGGTATAGAGCAACAATGCAAGAATATGTTGACTTCTCCAAGGAAATGGGGTTACCGCAGCAGAGAGAAAGAATATATGTACCGAAATAGGGGAGTTGATAACATCTCTAAGAGTTTTCTAGGGCTACAATATCACGAAAAAGATAACACCTGGGAACTTTATAATATCCACAACAAAGACTTACACACTCACTCTAGGCATAAGAGGGTATTAGTTAAGATTAAAAAGGACATAGAACATCACAGGTTGCCCGCTACAAGAGATTTAAACACTCTTAATAGTTATACTAGGGTAACGACTAATAAACGTTATTTAAGGCAAATAGAAAGATTAATAAAGGAGGTGAAAGATGAAGTACAGGAAGAAACCAGTGGTAGTTGAAGCCATAAGATGGAATGTGCCAGATGAAAATGGAAAAGTATTATTGGCACAAGAATGCAAAGACCATCCTGCAGTAAGACCTACCAGTTATTTAGAAGTATCCGAAATGTTGGGTACTGCTGGTTGTTCACAAGAACAACCTTATTGGGATTGGTCTGTTATGGGTGTAATAGACACATTAGAGGGCAAACACATAGTAAGACCAGGAGATTATATTATAAAAGGTGTTAAAGGGGAATTTTACCCCTGCAAGCCTGATATTTTTGAAAAGACATACGAGGCGGTGGATGAATAATGCAAACAATCATAACCAGCACAGCACTTGCAATAGTGCTATTTTTATGCCTTTATTTTGGCTTTAGAGAGGG